TGTTGTTGATAAATTTGATACACTACCTACCTCAGCCCCTGTAGATGTTGTATTATTTATATTTAAATTAGAATTAACACCTGAATTTAAAGCAACATCACTTGGTAATTTATATTCGCGGTAATTATAACTTGTTTCTAATAAGGTATTTCCTATATCATATACAAAATATTCTATATAATCGTTAGGAGCTCCAAAACTTTTTTGAATTTTTTTAGAAGTAATTAATCTTAAATCATCTGCAGTATAGCGTGATACTTGTGTTGTATTTAATATACTACCTACTATTTTTATATTCTCTGCCATTTAATTTATTACAGTTATTGATTAACTTGTTTTATCGAATTAACTGTAGTTTGGATATCTACTAGTTGTTGTCTTAATGAAGTAATTTCTTCTAATAATGCTTGTATATCTGTATCATCTATTCTTACACCTAAAGTACCTGCTATTCTTTCTAATAATTGTCTTAAAATATCTGGTGGTATTAAATCATATAAAGAATTAAATAAAGCTAAAAAGTCTTCTAAAGTAAATGTTGGAACTGTCCCTTCAGTTCCATTTAATCCATTAGCTGGAGCTAGCTGGTTAAATTGAGTATTAACAACTTTATTAAAAGCATCTCTATCAAATACTGTTTTCTCTATTGGTATACGAGACATTATCTTATAACTTTAAAATAGTAATTATTATCAGATATAACTGTCTCACCATTTGATAATTCAGTTTTAAATAATAATTTATAGTAGCGTTCAGGTTGTAATCCATTCATATATACATCAAAATAACTGCTACTATGATCACAGCTAATTTTAGTGTATGTTGAATCATAATCTACGACAATTTCTTCAGTATCCAAATCTTTTATTGACCAATATGAAGAAGAAGGTAAATATTTATTATTTAAATATACAGATGTAGTTTGGAATGCTCTAGCTGGGAATTTATCTCTTACATTTACTCTAAAACGTTGAGATGAGTCTTGTTGGAATTCGCCTTTATTATTACCTAATGAAGGGATAAACTCACTAGAACTAATAACTAATGATGCTGATAAAGGACTAAATACAAAATCATTCCATCTAATTTCTAGACATGGAGGATATATTGTATGAG